ATCAACCAATGTAGGTAGAATGAATAATGATTATTATTGATACCTACCTATTGAGGTTAATTGTATAGAAGGTTTTTAAGAAGGAATTCCTGAAAGGGAGGAAGTTTTTCCCTTCTAGTACTTTTTGACACTTTTAAGGATCTTTAACATTTAATCAAATCATCAACTTACCCTAGTTCTCTTAGTCTTTAAGCTCCTAGCATGCTTTCTAGTAATATTTTCTCCTAATATTAGGGCCTTACTCGGTTTCTTTTCAACCAACTTTGGTGAAATAGCTTCATACCAACCCTCTATTTGAGAGGCGCAAGCATCTAGTAAATTTAAATATTCCATCTTCTTAGCTTCGAATGATTTTAACATTTTAGGCAATAAAAATCGGCTTTTTGAAACCGATTTTAAATTTGGGTTCAAACTCCAGTAGTAAGAAGCTAAAGCACTACTAAGTTTAGATTCTTCAGCTAGTACTTCTGATTCTAACTTCATTAATTTATATATTAATTTCACTTTAGAACCAGGTAGGTTTTTAATAAAATCCTCAGGTAATCTTGGTAAAGTTTTCATATTATATTTATGGTATTAAGTTAGTTATATATATATATAATCCCATAGTCTACTTATCGGAGGCGTTTCTAATGCACCTTTTAAACCAAATCCCAATTTCTCCAACTGCCCCTTTGGCAATTGTATACCTTGCCTTGTTAAGCCAGTAAAGATAATTGCCTTCATCCATGAAAATCTTGTAGGATTTAGGAAATCCCATGATTGCCTTGAAATCCAAAATCCCAAGAGGATAACCATCGGGTCGGAATTGTCTATCGGCAGGTCTCAGTGTTAAGGGAGATTTATCTTCTTCCAATCTGTATACTCCTGGGAGGGTACTCATCTTTGCTGTTTTGATTGGCCATTTCTTTTCAGCATGGAATGCTCCTACCCAAAGTCTATGTATTTTCTTTACTGTAAGATTTTTCTTTTCGGGAAGTTTTCGATAGTCATACATTGCCAGGGTTTTATCCAAGGGCATGTTATAATTTAATGGATTCTGGTAATCGTTAAGTAGATTTCTAGTAATTGTTGGGTTTTTTACTTGAAATACTTCATTGAAAGCATTCAAATATTTCTTACCGGTTTTTCTATGTACTCCGATGATAAGTAATCTCTTTCGTGATAACTGTGAGTTCCCATAATCAAAAACCGACCTTTCGTGAAAAATAAGTTTATAGTCTTCGAAAGTTTTTTGAAGGTATTCCTTTGGTAGTAGAGATAGCAAACGAGGTAGATTTTCTATAAGAAAAATCTTAGGCTTATAATGTAAGATTGATTGAATCACTAGATTCAAGGATTTATTCTCTTGTGGATTGCCCAATTCTTTTACTTTTGAAAGCCTCATAATGGAGGATGCTCCACAATCTGGACTTGAAAGTATGATGTCTGGCTTACAATTTGGGAAAATTGCCTCTTTATAATAAGGTATATCCCCAAAGTTTAATTTCCACTGTTCTAGACCCTTAGTATAAAATACTCCTCTAATTTCTATATTAGCTATCAAATTCTTTCTAAAAGGGAACAAAAGGATGCCTGCACCCGCAGACACCCCTAATACTTTTAATTTTTTCATTTCTTGTAGCTTCTCAGTTTTATGTAAGACATCCATGAAAAGGGTAATCTTTCTTTGAGATAATCCCATTTGGTATCATTCGAATGAGCTTCTTCTTCGAAACTTACATCGTGATATCGATCATTCTGCTTATCCCAACCTGCAAAAGCGAGGATGATCAAATATTCGATTCCATACCATAAGTAGAAGAATCCAAAAGCCATTATAGGGATAATCCACCATGGAGCTCCCAAACCCATAATTATAGCTCCTACAATTAGGCCTAAGATAAAGCATTCTATCTGTTGTACCTGATGAATACACTCATGATTTATATTATCCCATTCATATACTTCTTCGTCATACTTGAAGAATGAGTTGAAAAATAGGGTTATTGCTGTGTAATTCTTGGCTAGAATCAACTTTGCTAACCAATTATTGAAGTGACATCTTTTCATAACTTATTTTTGAAGTTTTCGTAAGCATTTCTTAATTTCTGGTCGTAAGCATTCTGGGCATATCCAGGGCCATTATATTTTTTGGCAAATCCTGCCCAGTCTTTTTCCTTGAGTTCTTTCAAACAACCCGAGTTATTCATGAAATAATACATCAATTCCAATTGTTTTTCGTGAGATTCTGACATCTTATGAACGAAATCAAAGACATCTTTACACCCACAAAGGTTGTGATTGAATCCCATGATCTGGAACATTCCCCAACTTGTGGCTTTTAAAGCACATTCTTCATCAATTTCCTTAGCTAATTCGAGCCTTTTGTACTCTCCTAAGCCCCCAAAATACTTCGATTTATCCCATTTTGGATAAAATACCGTAGAAAATCTCTTACAAAGATAATCTAAGTCTCTATCTGGGAATTTTTTGTGAAATTCCTTGTACATAATGTGTCCTTCAAAAAGGATTTGAGGTCTACTATCGGATAAAAATCCGTCTCTACCAGCAGCTTCTACTATCTGTACTGCTTTTAAGAGAGCTGGTTCTATACCCAATCTGTTAGCCAGATCTTTAATCATCTCATTCGTTAATTTATCTTTCATAACTTTAGTGTTTTAAGTTCAATAAACATTGAACAGTATTGCTCATATCCCTATTTTCTAAGTTCTTTGTGTTCTATTATTCCATATAACTTATAAATAATGCAATATGAATAGGATGAATCGATGCCGTATATGTGGCAAACTCATTAATTTAGAGGATTTTGATATAAATCGAGAGATCCCTAAACTTATGAAAGCTCAGGATGTTTGTTATAGCTGTGCTTTTTGGTTTAATCGTTTGGAATACGATAAAAAACTTGAGAATGAGAAGAAAATTGCAGTGATTACTCCAGATTATTCTCATTGGATAACTCGAGTACCCGGAGATATTTTAATGGTTCCTTCGGCTTTCGGAGGAATTTACCAAACTAAACTTCAACCAATCAACACTTTAGGGGTTATAGATCGGAATAAGAAGGATCTATACATTATCAGATACAATAACATCACTCACCAAGGCACTATACCGGAGCATCTAAGAAAACTTTTTAAAGTAAACGGAGTATTCCTATCTCCACAGGAATACAAAATGCTAGAAGATTACCAAGGCAATGCCTATGAATTTATTAAAAATAAAATAGATAATTTTCAATAATCAAATAAATTTAGTATATTTGCATAAACAATTAATCAAACGAATTATGAAAGAAAAATTAAAAGAAGGAACAAAGGTAATCTACTCAAATTCAGAGAATCCTACACTGATGGAAGAAGTAGAAGTAGTTTCAGTAGATAAAAAAGAGGGAGTTGCTACTCTGAGTAATAAGGTAAAGGTAACTAGATTGCCTAACTTGGATAGAATTTATAAAAGAGTAGGCAATAATCTTCAGGGATTTGCCTTACCAATGAATCCTGAAAATGAGGAAAGGTTTAAAAGGTTCAAGGCATATTTCTCTATCAAAAGATCCATAGAGAAATTATCCTCTTATGGAGAAGATATTAAGGGATGGGAAATCTCTAAATTAGAGAAGGTTCAAGGCAAATTATCCAAGGTAATCAACTTAATCGAAGAAAAATAATGTGGGTGATTCTTTACACAGTATATGCGGTTTGTTTTTTGCCAGCAGTGATTCTTACTAAGCTTTGTAAGAGATATTTGGGTTTAAATGAATTCATTACTTTCATCAGTATCTGGTTAGTTTTGCCTTTGTTCCCAATATATTGTTTAATCCGATACTTAAAACATTTGAGATTATGAGACATTATTTCGATTCAAACAACAACTATAGAGGTTGGTCTGCCAGTACTCAAGAACTTATATTATACATATTGTTCTTGGTTTTATTCCCAGTTATAATCATATTTGGAGTATTATTCTTTCCTTTAATTTATCTGGGTTGCTACTTTAATCAGGGTAAATTCTGGGAGAAGAATAAAATAGGCCTTACATTTGCCTTAGCATTCTGGGTAATTGCATTATTCGTAATTTAAAAGAGAAGCTAGATTGGATTGCCCAATATTTGGTCACATGAAAGAAACATCTAAAGAAGAAAAAGAAGAAATACTATAATATAATGTTTCATTCATAAGAAAGATAGATGTAAAATTCCGTTGAAGATCCCGGACCCTTAGAGAAGGTAATCCAGGATCTTTTTTTTAGTTAAAAATTATCTGATATAGAGTCCTATAATCATAGGCATCATTCTTATTAGTCAATCTTAGAGATACCTCATCTACTATACCAGTACCATTACTTAAGAATATCTCCCCCTCGTAATTTTTAATACCTAATCCACCAATTGAACTTTTAAGTGTGAGAAGTCTAGATCCACTGGGTGTTTCTAATTCAAGTTCATGATTCTCTAACAGATCTTCTCTAAAAGTACACATCAGAAAGTATTTGATATCTGAACTGAAGTCATAATTGCTATTCATCTTAATTTTACAATGATAAATGGGATAGTTAGAACTATCATCATTAGTACCTACATTTACAAAACTAAAATAAGGTATAAAGTCCAGAGTACCCACATTCTTTGGATAACCCGAAAATTTTATCAATGAAGCAGTGTAGAAAGGCATACTATCTTGTAAAATTCTAACCTCTTGGGATTTATCTCCTGCAGTTCTTACTAATAAGTTAGTGGACCTATCCTTTGCAGAGGTATTAGGATCAGCCGTAATACTTACTGACGCATTCCCTTGCCCAGAATTTTGACTAACTGTAATAAATTCTTTTTTCATATCTTTAAGCTTTTAGTGTTATTTATAAGGTATAGAGTATAAATTTAAATCTTGAGATCTTGAGATCTAAATTTATAATCACCTAACCCTGTGTAATAGGAGAGAACTATTCTTATATGTAACTTATTAAATCATTTAGAGTATGGAAAAGAACTTTTTAAACATCACCCCAGAGAGTGGAAATGGAAATCAAGAAGTGTATATTAATGCAAAAGCTAACATCTCTCTAGAAGATAGAGAGGAGATGTTGAGGATCAGATCCTCAACAGGGAAAGAGGCTTCTGTAAGAATAATCCAAGAGGGTATCCCTCTTATTGCTAGTGTCAGATTAAGATATCAGAATGTAGTCCCAAGGTCTACTAAGAAGGTATATATTAATATCGCCTCTCAGTATAATACAGGTAATATGCCCGGTATTTCTACTACAACTGCTCAAATAGGTAATGTAACTACCGATATTCGGTTTGGTTTCTATTTTTCTCTATTGATCCGAAAAAGTGTATTAGACGAAATACTGCCCATTGATCCGAGTAAGGGAGAGAGGATAGTATTTTGTAATAATACCGATTTGAATGGCGATGGGAAAGATAGTATAATCCCTTATGTAAGGGAAGAGATAAATATTGAGGGTACTCAATTCTATTGGATAGATGCAGGATCTATGGATCCTGTTATGCAAGGAAACTATGAAACAACTATTGGGTTAGGGTACTTTTTAGATAGAGTAGAGCTAATCCAATTACATAAAGAAATATTCCATATTTACCTTTCATAGGAGGAGCTATTTTACTAAGAAGTTTAATATTTATACCGATTGATTTTATGGTAACAGTAGAAAGAATTAGAGATGATAGTGAAAAGAGAATCCTAAGGTGTTCTGAGGGTAATAGGGTTTGGTATCAGATGTGGATTGATCCCGGAGATATGCTAAGAATGGAACTACTATTGGAGGGAGGGAGTAGAACTTGGATGATAGAACTTCAGAAGTATTATGTATTCTTTTATGAGAGAAAGAATGGTAGGAGGATCTTAGGGAAGGATAGGATTAAGAAGATATTGGATACCCTTTTATAGAAAGGAAAGCCAGGGATGTTTGGTCTCTGGCTTCTTTGTGTGAAGTATATGGGGTTATACTATAACCCATATAAACCTTTAATATGTAAGTGTATGAATAAAAGTTTTTTAAGTGTATCTCCAAGTGAAGGTAATGGTAATGCTCAAGTAGTTATTAATGTTAAGGAAAATATGTCTCTAGATGAAAGGTCTGAGAGCCTTAGAATCCGAACGAGTAATGGAGTAGAGAAGCAAGTGAGGATTACTCAGGATCCTGGCATGATCTTCTTCCCTACTATGAAAGTATCTGGCATCCGGGTAGGACAAGGTGAGAAGAAGTTTGCTCCCTTAGATCATTATCCTGTAATATCTCCCCAGAGTGATAAGAATTGGTTGGTAGATAGTATTAATATAAGGAACCTATTATCAAGCTTTACGAATGGTGGAGGGGTAATAGTTTTTCGATTAAGGATTCTTATGAGAAAAAGTTTCTGGGAGAATTATACTCCTGAGGTTAACCAGGGAGGTTCTACCTATTACCTTGAGGATAAGAGTGAAGAGTTATATTCTATTGATGAATTTTGGTACCTTAAAGATGACTGGGTATATGTGGGATGGGATTGGAATATGGACTCTTCTGAAGGTTCTCATATTCCTTCTGCTACTTTAGATTATGATCCTGGAGATGGATATTATAAAACGATATTCGAATGGATCTTTTCGGATGGTATAGATAATATATTACCTCAGTAATCGGAGTCTTGGTAGGTCTTTAATGTGAGGAGGTAAAATCATAGCCTACTAAAAAGGGTGAAGAATCCTCAAGGTACCTCTTAATGCGTAGAGCAAAAATTTCCTGGTAGTTTTAGGGGCTAAGGAGATTTAGAGATGCCCTTAATACGAGGAGGTAAAATCATGGTATACTAAAAAGGGCGTACGGTTACGTTAATTTTAACATTTGAAAAATAAAGATAAGGGACAATGTTTTATTGTCCCTTTTTATTTTAGTCTTTAAAATACTCGTTTTCTTTGTTATTTAAACTTTCTTTTGTGTCCTTATACATTTGCTTTATTAAAAGAGATAATGCAGCAAATAAAGCTATATTTAATAATATCATAATGCTTAAATTATAGGGAGTATTTTAAATACTCCCTTATATTAGTGTATTATTTATTAAAGCCTTTTACTATTTCTAAGCCTTTTTTTAAAATGGTTTTCTTTTCTTCTTTAGTGTTTTCGCTTGCAATAGAAGCAAATGAAAAATCATTTAAAACGTATGCAGATTTGTAGAAATCTAAAAAAGCACTAATTAATTTTTCTGATTTATTTTCTACAATGGTTGAAAGCATAGAATAAGTATAATTTCTTATTTTCTTTCTTGCTGTCTTTTTCTTTTTCTCATCCATACCCTCAAACAAACTATTTTTATAAATTTCTGTTTTTTGTCCTAAAGATGTTTTTAATAGTCCATTTGTTTTTTCTTTAGTTGTTTTAAACAACTCATTAAAAGAAATAGTTGCGTTTGCTTTACTTGTTGCAATAGCTTTTTCTACATTCACATTGTTTACTTTTGTTGTTGACATAATAAAAATACATTTAGTTTTTATGTTTATTTTATTATTTCCTTTTCTCTATAAAACTAAATGATTTATAAGAAAAAGAGAAAAGGAATTTGTTTTATTTCTGTATTGCAAATATAAGAACTATTTTTTAATCTACAAAATTTTTCGAGATTTTTTTT